CAAGTTCCCTTCTCCCTTGTTCCTCGACATTGAGGGCGGTAGCAACCACCTCGCCGTGGACCGCGTCGCAGTCTCGAGTTGGAAGGAACTCGGCGAGTGCATCACCGAAGCCAGCCGGACGGATTACGAGACCATTGTGATCGACTCGGCAGACTGGGCCGAGCGCCTAGCGGTGGAGGACCTCCTCGCTACGAGCAAGAAGCAATCCGTCGAGGATTTCGGATTTGGCAAGGGCTGGGTGATGGCGGCGGAAAAGGTCAGCCGGTTCCTGACCGCTCTCGATATGCTCATCGATGCCGGCAAGCATGTGGTTGTCCTGGCGCACTCCAAGGTCCAGCGCACGGAGCCGCCGGACATTCTCGCCGCTTACGACCGTTACGAACTCAAGTTGTCGAAGCAGTCCTCGCCGCTGGTCAAAGAGTGGGCTGACGAGCTTTGGTTTTTCAGGTTCAAGACCAAGGCCGTCTCGCAGGAGGGCGGTAAAGCCAAAGGGGTGGGGGGCAAGGAGCGGGTGATCTACACAACCCACTCGGCAGCCTACGACGCCAAGACCCGCTCGGGCCTCGCCGAGGAGTTGCCGATGGAGTGGGAGTCCGTGGCGCATGTTTTTGGGAAACCTGCACCCAAAACCTCGGCGCCTGTCGTGGAGATCATTGGCCGGGAGTCGGTGGCCGTCCTCGAGGACAACGAGGAAGTCGTCAACCTTTTCCTCGTCAGCAACGGTTCCATCGCCGAGGGCCAGACATGGCGAGACGCCAGCGAGAAACTTCGCCAGCAGATCGTAGCGCGGCCTGCCGCCCTAGTGGCTAAAGCCAAAGCTCAAATGGAGGTGGCGGCATGATCAAGGAAATCTCTCCGAGTTCCCTGCCGAAGCTCGCCGAGTGCGCCCTGTTTATGGGCGCACCCGGCACCAGCGCGGCGGCGGAGCGTGGCACTCTGCTAGACAAGGCGATCCGCGAGCTTTTGGTTGATGATCCCACGACCTACGACGGCCTTGCCGCCGAAGATCAGGCGGTGGCTCGGTGGGGCGTGGATGAACTTCGCACCCTGTCGGGCGGCTACCATGTCGAGACGCGGGAAGAGCATCTCGGCATGGAGGTTCCGGGGCTTTCCAAACCCGGAACAGCCGACGCGGTATGCGTTCGGGCGAAATGGGTGGCGGACATAAAAACGGGCCAAGTCAGGAATTATAGGGAGCAATTGAGTGCCTATTGTTTGGCCTGCATGCACGAGCATTTCGCCGACTCGTGGACGGCTCATGTCGTTTATGTCGATCAGAGAGTTAGGCGGACTTACACCTTCACGAGGGAGCAAGCCGAGGCGACCGTTTCGGCGGTAATCGCAAACGCCAGCAGCCGGTTGGCGGAGCCGACGCCGAATGAGTATTGCGGCTGGTGTGCTCATCAAAACGGGTGCCGAGCCTTGGTGCGTCAATCCTCCGAGGCGCTGGCATTAGTCAAGTCCGACCTCGCACTCTCCGACATCCGCGACCAAATCCTCGCCAATCCGGTCGAGCTTTCCGCCTTCGCCGCGAACTGGAAGTTGGCCGAGAAGCAGATCGCCGAGCCGGTCCTTGATGCTCTGAAAGAACGCCTCGCCGCTGGTGAGGACATCCCCGGCTGGAAGGTCACGACCGGCGCAGGCCGTCAGTTCGTCGAGGCCGATGCCATTGCACGGGCCTCCGCCAATGTTTCAAAAGAAACGCTCATCCTCGCCCTCGGCGGGAAGATGGGCGCCGACAAATTTCGCCAGTTCTGCGCCGATGCCGGCGTGGAGATGGACGAGTCAGCGGTGCGAGCAGGGTCACCCATAAACACCCTGCGCCAAATCAAAACCAAAAAATAACATGCCTACCTACAAACAATCCGAACCGAAGCCCGTCTATTTCGTGGAGCCGGGAACCTACAAAGTCGAAATCGTCAACGCCATGGAGAAGCTCTCCAAGGCCGGAAACCCGATGATCAAACTCATCTGCCGCGTCGAGATCGGCGAGGGCGCCAAGGGGCCGGAAGTCCATGAGCACCTGACATTCACCGAAAAAGCCGGGTGGAAGATTGACCAAGTGCGCGAAGCCTGCGGGTTCGCCGTGATCCCAGGGGAGGACATCGATGTGCAGCCCGAGGATTTCATCGGCAAGACGGCCACGGTCGTTCTTGGCGAGGAGGAGGGGGCCGACTCCGGCCACCGCTTCAACACCCTCGATCGCTGGATGTCACCCAAATCCTCGGCCCCCGCGCCGAAGGCCAAACCCGCCAAAGAGACCGACGATATACCGTTCTGATTCAACCCTCCGGGGCGCGGCGTGGATACGCGCACGAATTTTTAACCCATGACCCAAGACCTCAGCCTCCGCCTCTCTATCTGTCTGAACGACTGCCCGATCGGGCCGCGCATTCAACGGGCGGAGCCGCTGCCGAACTACCGGCACACCTACTCACTAGCCGAGCAGGCGGTGGCGGAGGCCGACATGGAGCGCGTGCGGAAATACATCGAGCGGAATGCAAACACTATGAAGGGGAAAAAATGACTCAGCTAGACCTATTTGGAACCCTCCCGAACGAACAGCGGCGCCGCTATTGGCGCCGGCGTCTCCGTGATTGGCCGAGGGAGATTTTGGAATCCCGCCATCACATCCACACCAGTGGGTGGGGTATGGCCGCGCAGGGCGGTTGGTTTGCCGACCTCCTGCACCGCGATGGGGCCATGGGGGAGTTGGAATACATCCGGTGGCAGAGCTTTGAGCGCCGGGTGAAACGCTGGGAACAGAACAAACTTATGAAGGAGACAAACTAAATGGCCGGAGAATGGCTGAAAATCGAGCACCATGTGGCTGAAAAGCCGGAGGTGCTCCAGATCGCGGCGACCTGCGAAATGGATCCGGATTTAGTGGTCGGCAGGCTCGTGAAGGTATGGGCATGGGCGTCCCGAAATTGTCCCGCTGGCGGAAGGACACACATCGCGGCGATGCCACATTTGAACACGATCGGGGGTCACGAACGCTTCGCGCAAAGTATGGTCGAAGCGGGCTGGTTGAAGATCAAAGACACGGAAATGACCTTCGTAAACTTTGACAGGCACATAAGCCAAAGCGCTAAGGAGCGAGCACTTAACGCGGCGAACAAAGCCAAGCAACGGCGTCCCGATTATGTCCCGAAAATGTCCCGATCCGAGAAGGACAAAAACGGGACCAGAGAAGAGAAGAATAAAGAGCGGTCTTGCGACCGCTTCATCCCTACCTGCGTATGACAACACTCCCCAAGATTATCCCGATGCTCCCAAGCGTCCCACTTAACGAAACCGCCGAGAAGGCCGCGATCTCCTGCATCCTGCAAAACTTCGAATGCCTGAGAGTCATGTCCTGGCCCGAGGAGTTGTTTTTTTCGGAGGCGCATAAAATCATTTTGACCACGGCGAAGGAACTCGCCGAGACCGGTATGGCGACCGACCCGTTCGCGGTGCAGTCTCGGCTCGAAGCCAAGGGCCAACTCGACGCGATCGGTGGGATGCACGGCTTCACCGAGCTGATGGACTTCATGCCAACCGGCGACGCCAAGACGGCGGCATGGCACCGGAGCGCACTGATGGACGCGGCAAGGTATCGCCGGGCATTGTCCGCGGTGCGTGAGGCCGAGGGGGCTTTTCTTCGCCAGGAGGGAGACATTGCCGGCGTGTCGCTGGCTCTCTCCGAGGCGGCGATGATGGTGGACCGCCCGAGGGTTTCGACCAAAGACCTCCTGCTTAAACTCACGGAGGAACTCGAAAACCACACGCCTGCGGAGGCATTTGGCACCGGCATCGATCGTCTGGACCGCTGGACGAATGGCGGCGTCAAGCGGGGTGAACTCCTGACGATCGGCGCGCCGACCTCGGGCGGTAAGTCGATCCTGCTCCTCCAGATGGCGGTGCAGGCGGTCCTCGCTGGCAAAAAGGTGGCGGTATTCAGCCTCGAGATGCCGGCCACCCAAGTCCTCGCTCGCATGGTCTCGCACTTGGCGGGCTTTAATGTCGGCGTCTTCCGCATCGCCGGAGCCAAGGGATCGGTCAACAAGGACATGCTGGCGAAATTCAACTCGGCCTCGGCTTTGATTTCCCAATCCGGCCTCGTGGTCGAGTCGGGCTTCACCGACATGGAGTCGATCGACGCCTCAGCGCGTGACCTCGCGGGCAAGGGCAACGCGGATCTCGTGATCGTGGACTATGTGCAACTCGTCCACCTGCGGGCCATGGCATCGAACGAAACACGCGAGCAGCATGTCTCGGAGATCACCCGGCGGCTCAAGGCGCTGGCTTTGCAACTCAACATCGCGGTCGCCACGGCCAGCCAGCTCAACGAGGACGGCAAACTGCGCGAATCCCGCGCCATCGGGATGCACTCGGACCATGTGTGGATGATCCGCCACGGAGATGAATCCTTCATTTCACTCGACAAAAACCGCGACGGCGAGCGCGGCCACGCGGTGCCGGTCCAGATGGACGGCGCCATCGCCAAATTCACCCAACAACAAGACTCATGAAACTCTACATCGGCATAGACCCCGGCCTGTCCGGCGGTATCGCATTTATCCCAACCACCGGCCAGCCATGGGCGCACAAAATGCCCGAGACTGACCGAGACCTTATCGACCTCATCGGCGATGCCATTTCGCTGGCGGAGCCTCGGGCGGTGCTGGAATTCGTGTCCTCCAGTCCGCAGATGGGCGTCAAATCGGCTTTTACCTTTGGGGAGGGGTATGGACGCCTTCAAGCGGTTCTGACCGCGCTACGCGTCCCCTACGAGCGCGTGCGGCCTCAAGCGTGGCAGAAGGCAATGGGGTGTTTGACCCGTGGCGACAAGAATGTGTCGAAGCGCCGGGCGCAGGAGCTTTTCCCGACCCTCAAGGTCACGCACGCCACAGCGGACGCGCTCCTCATCGCCGAGTTTAACCGGAGGACGGCCCAGCCATGAGCCGCAAAAAGCCGAAATTCGGAGGGCGCGGGAAGATCATCCAAGAGGTGGCCGGCTTCCGCGAGTTCCGAGAAGCCTGGCTCGCCAACATGCTGGAAGAAATGTCCGACGCCTGTGATCGCTTTTGGGCCAAGACGCCCGAACGACGGAAGATCGAGGCCTCACGCCAACGCTCGGGATTTAACTACGGCAATTCACATGAATAACACATTCACCGCACGCGACGGCGAACCCGCCTATATGCCAGACCTCGACATCGATTTGCCCGAGGACACCCTCGCCGATGAACTCGGCACGACGCCCGCGGTGGCCCGCAAGGTCATCGCCATGCTCCAAGCCGCCGAGGTGCGCCAGCAGGCGTTGACCTTGGGCAAGGTGGTCGGGCTTTTGCTCGAAACGAACAACTTGCCGGTCATGGCCAACGCCATCGCCTTCGCGGCCGGCCTCGACCAGCTCAACGGCAAGATGTCCCAGGCGCAGGTGGCTCGGGAGCTAAAGGTCACACGCGCACTCGTCTCCCATTATGTCGTCGGCGTGAGGGATTTCCTCTCAGGCAAAAGCCAGACCTTCGACTGCACCAAGTTCCGTAAGTCCAACAAATCGCGCCAGACCTTCAGAGAGAAAGCGACGGATCCATTCACCGCAGCCAAAGCGGCTGCAATCGCCAGATACAAAGCCAGCAACCACATCACCACAAAATGAAACTAATAGACACAACCATGTTCACGCTCAATGCGCTGAACCTACCCGACACCCTCACCCCTGCCGAGTGGACGAATATCCACAAGGACATCCTCGTTTGCAAGCGGGCCGCCTCCAAGTGGCTCAGCCAGTCGAGGGACTACAGCACGGCACGCTGGGGCATGGAGTTCTGCGCCGACACCGAGGCACAGCTCGAGCTAGACCTCGGCCTCACCTTGGCTGACGAGAAGCCAACCCTCAACCCGGA